GGGATTATTCCCTTCTATTTTTGTAAAAAGAAATACACTTCTAACTTGTCATTTTCCTTATCGTAAACACAATGATCCACAACGCTTCTAATAGCGTTAGCCCTGGTTAATGTATCTTTAGAAGTATCCTTGATGATGCCTAGAACAGATGTTATATTCTGAAGCATTTCATCAGAGGAATCAGCTTCAGATGTTTTAAGAGAATAAAGCTGTGCTTCCAGAGCCTTCCTCTCGTTATCGATTATCTGTTTATTCTCTTTATACTCATCTATGGTGTCTATACCATCTCTATAAGCCTGTTTTATCCGGGCTTCTTTATCACTAAGCTTAGAGATCTGATTAAGAATCATATCCTTGTCATTTGCATTCGCTTCATTTGAAGGTTTTTTGAGTTCATAGTGCAATTCATCCGGATTTTGCATTACACGGTCAAATGCTTCATATACAGCTTCCTCAAGGGCAGCAGTCTTGATAAAGTGACTATGAGAACATTTTCCTTTGTTGTAATTACCACATTGGTAGCGGGTAGCATTAAGCCCGGCAATAAGTGAAGCACCACAGTCGGAGCATTTAACAATTCCACCAAGCCAGTGCTTCATGTGTCCAGCTGCTCTTGCTTTATAAGGACGGCTTCTTAAAGCCATAAGGTGCTGTACCTCGTCCCATGTTTCTTTGTCAATGATTGCTGGGTGTTTACCCATAACAATAATCCAGTCACCAACATCCTTAATAGTATGGTCATCGTGCTTCTGTCTGTTCCAACGTACAGCTCCGTAATAGAATGGATTGCTCAATATATATTCAACTGTTCTGCCTTCATAGGCTGCACCTCGTTTTGTTTTATATCCAAGAGCGTTAAGCTCTCTGGCAATTTCTAAATAACTGTGGCCGGCAACGTATTCTTTATATATCTTTCTTACAATTATAGCTTCAGGTTCATATATGTAAGGTATGCCAGTATCCTTATTCATTCGGTAACCAAGTGGAAGAGAGGATTGGTAGCCACCTCTTAGGGCTTTTTCTGTCATACCTCTAAGGACTTCTCCAGATAGACGGATAGAATAATATTCGTCCATCCATTCAATTATTCTTTCAATGAGGCTTCCGAAAGGACCGTCAATGAGTGGTTCTGATATACTTACGACCTCTACATTGTTCTTTTTTAACAATGACTTATAAACAATAGATTCTTCCTGATTACGGGCAAATCTGCTGAATTTCCACACAAGAATAATATCAAAAGGGTGTTCCTTGCTTTTAGCAAGACTAATCATTTTCATAAATTCAGGTCTTTTATCAGCTTTTTTTCCAGAGATACCATTGTCTATATAAATATTTTCAGCAAGAAGAGACATATTATGTTTTTTAGCATAATCTATCAGGAGCCGCTTCTGTGCATCAGGAGAGAGTTCTTCTTGCTTGTCTGTAGATACACGAATATAAGCACATGCTACTTTCATGTTTGCAATATCTGTAGCCATATTAACCATCCTTTCTGTAAAATATATGCGAATTGCACCGGTGCAACTCTAAAAATGGGTATAAAAAATACACCTACTTGCAAAAGCGGTGCTCAGAATGATATAATATGGCTTGTTCAGGGCGGTATTATATCATAGGCACTGCTTATGTAAGTATCGTGGTAAAAGCTCTTGTGTTGGTAGCACAGGGGCTTTTATTTTAAGTAATGTAAAAATCTATTTATATTAATAGCTTTAGAATAAAAAGCTATTAGATACATATGTGTACAAGGTAATTTACTGGATTCAAATTCAGGACAGGTGCATTGCTTTAAGCTTGCTCTATATTTACCAAAACGCCCAGCGGCTAACTTCTTATCTATGTAAAAGCTGCCATTATATTTCATTGCAGCATCCTGCTTTTGTATCTGCTCTGGTAGAGCATGTATATCATTATCAAAATCCGGCCAGCTTAGGACCTCACATCTTCCGTATATTTTCATTTAAAAACCTCACTGTTGATGTGCGAATATTTCAACCATATCCACATCTTTACATTGCCTGTCGTAGTCTCCATTTTCGATATGAGTAAGTTCGTGATGATATGATATAAGGTGCTGTTCCCGATTCAGACGGGAGTTAAGTACAATAGTAAAAGAATCGTCACAGTTATTTACAGTGTATGCTTTAATAGTTGCAGGCATATCTGCATAAATCACATTAGTAGTAATAATTATCATCCCCTTTAGTTAATAGAAATTATTTAATGCCTCATCTTCAAACTTTCACGATATTGTTCTGCATCAGGTACATCTATGAATTCAACAGTCTTGTCGTAGTTCTGTCTAATTACTTCTTTGATTTCATCAAGTGTTACATTAAAGAATTCTCGTCTATGGTTAATCATATTAACCTTTCTATCTTCAAATGCTTTATGTAAAGCATTCTCAAGGGCTGGTGCATTATCAGAGAATATCATTGCGTGTACATCAAAATTAAATGGGACTGAAGCATCTCCGAGCTCATCTACTCTGTCTTGAGGATTAAGTCGGCGAGTCATACCGATTTTATAAATGTTTTCTCCAAATGCACCAATGTTGGATATAACATATACATAACCGGCACGCTGGTTAGCTTCACGGTAATCTAAATCTTTTATTTTAGTATCAATGATACCAAGTTGTGATTCGAGCTCATTTTTCTTTTGTATCAGCTCATCTGAAGGCGTAGGAGAAGATTCAATTTGTTTTAAAACAGATAGCAAAGCGTTTTGATAATGATTACGCTCTTTATTAATAGCTTTTCGTTGTTCTTCTATTTCTTTTTGTAGCTTGGCAGCTTCACGAAGAGCAGCTCTAGCCTCTCTTTGTTCCTCTTTTTCTGCTTGTTTTTTCTGACGATATTCAAAAGCAAGATGTAATTCATCTACTTTAGCCTGATAGTACTCATTGGATATTGAAATCTGCATCATTTTTCCTAGTCGTGATATTGCGTTGCGAGAGGTTGTAATTCTTTTAAGCGACATATCAAAATTATTGTATTTGACGTTATTTATTACCTCATCACATTCGCTATTAAAAGCTCTTAACAAAAGTTTTTGAGTATCACTTACCATCTTAGAACCTTTTTGTAGGCTACCATTAACTTGCCAATTAATAGCACCAGTGGCAGCAGTACCATTTTTTATCATTTGTTTCTGTCTATCCCTGATGGCTGTTAATTTTTCTTTATAGCCATCAGATGTGGCGAAATCATAAATAGGTGTATACAAACCAAACTCTTGTACAAGTACATCGTCTTGCATAATAATCAATTTTGATTTTGTTTCATCTATAAGGTCAAGAAGATTATTGTATTCCTGTCCTTTATCGTTAATGCGATTATTCAAATTATCAAATTGTCCCTGTAAATCATTAACCTGAGCTTTTAGTGATTCTATATGCTGTGATAAATCAAAACTAGTCTGCATTTCTGGAGTGATCATTTTCTTTAATTGTTCGTTTTCTTCACGAAGTTTTTTAGCGTTTAATATATCAGATAATCCCATGTTTTCTCCTATTCAAATAATTCCATAATATATAATGATGGTTGAAATCCAACAACATAATTGTCTACTTGCACGGATATGCCATATTTAGAACGGTAACATTCAATAGCGTCACTTAGAAATTCTTCTGTTACATTTAAGTAATCTGCCATATCATGTAAAGTTCTGCAATTGGCCTTATAACAATTAATAATACCTTGCAAACCAACTTGTCTGTTATATGCCCACAGACGGGCTCTAGCTTCTTGCTTTCTGTTACCAGTGTCAGACATATCTAAGATATTTCCGGTTGAGGTGTAGAAATGTCCTAATTCCTCTGCAAGTACACAGGTTTTTTCTTTTTGTGTTCTTAAGCTATTACTTATAGCAACAGAGCCATCACAATATAATCCTTTTATTCTAGTTCCCTTCAAATTGTAGTCATCATAAACTGTAACATTATTATCGTTTGCATTGGATAATAATTTCTCATAATCAGTCAATAAATCATCCCCTTAGTTTTTTCTTTTTGACTTAACAAAATTAGCGAATTCTTCTATCTTATTTAATTCCTCTGGCGTAAATCCATCTCCATCAAAATGAGCAGCTATAGTATGAGGTTCTTCTAATCCTAAAAGCACATCGGCAGAAACATTTAATACATCAGCAATTCGCTTTATAGTTTGAACATTAGGTTCTCTATTCCCACTCTCATATAAAGAATATGTAGATTTGGCGACCCCAATAGCTTCAGCAACTTCTTTTTGAGATAAACCTTTCTTTTCTCTTGCTGATTATTAATCACCGCCTTGAATAACATTTGTATGATTTGATTATATGAATGAAATGCAAACATGTCAATAAAAAGTTTACAAAATGCAAAGAAAACTATTGACAAGTTTGCAGATAGCAATTATATTATAATCAAAGTTTGCGTTATGCAAACATGAAAGGAGGGAACAAAATTGTTTAGAAACTTAGAAGCGGAACAAGCACGAAAAGGATATACAAATTCAGATGTGGCAAAATTATTAGGAATATCAAGAGTTTCTTATGAAAACAAGAAAAAAACAGGGAAATTTACAACATTTGAAATAAAGATTTTATGTAAGACCTTTAATGTGAAGTTTGATTATCTATTCGAGGAGGTGAGAGAGTGAATTATACAGCAGTAGCGATAACAGCAATTATCTGCATAACAATATTGGTGTTATGCCATGAACCTAAAAAGCGTAAGTAGCATATAAAACATAAAAGGGCATGAGGTGAACTGATGAATATAGTTATAAAAATTATTGAGGACGAGAAAGTGATTGATTTTTCAGAACTTGATAAAAATACCAAAAAAGAATACGGACAACGCCTCAATGAGCAGGCTCTTAGTGCAATGGGGTATGTCCGTAGTAAGGAGGCAAGATGAGAGACATAGGTTTGATAATTGCATACAACAGGCGCATTAATGCGGCGGTAGACGATAGACGCATTGAAGATGCAGCTAAGTGGATGTGCAGATTACATAAGTTAGAAAATAGAAATGGAGTTCCAGTGGGGAGTTATAGACTCAGGGAGGCGTAAATGACTAAAAGTACATATTTGGGAAAGTGCATGTATTGCGGGCAGCAGGCAATGCTTGAGATTAATGATGATATTGTAGCTTCATATGAAGACAAACCAGATGATTGGGATACATACATTTCAGAGGAAGCGACTAAGATTTGCAAATGTGAAGGCGCAAGAGCATGGTGGAATGTAGAAAGGCGAGTGCGTAAGGCAGAAGACGAGTGCCTGAAGCTTGCTAACAGTGAACAGATAGGAGAGGTACTGAAAGCTGCAGTAAGACCTGTTATGAGAAGTGAGTTTGATAAGCTCACAATTAAAGATGGGGGGGTTACCTACAGTGTGTATCTTGATAGTGATGAACGCCTTCATGTCCGTAGAGAACATAAGGTCACAGAAGATAAGACAGAGTAAATAAAAAGAGCCGCTTGGAGAAGCGGCTCGAACCAAATCGACAAGTTGCGTAACAACTTGAATACATAATAAATCATTTTAAGAATAAAGTCAATGTTTGATGTGAATATCAAGAAAAATAATGGGGAGAAATCCCCATAAAAACTTGATTGTATTAATTAAGTTAAGAACCAAGGAGACAATTTTTAATGCCATACATAAAGGAAATATGTATAGCAGGTAGCGTAATAACAATAAGACGATATCACACCCTTAGATATAACTGTCGAGGGGAAAGAAGGGAGAGCCGGGAGAAGGTAACAACAGCGAAACAGGAAACCATAAACCGGAGACTGGCAGAAAGGAAGCTGGCGGCAAAGATGAATACCAATTTTACAGATGAGACAGGAATGTTGGTTACATGGACTTATGCCAGGGAGAGCCGACCTCCCACACCTGATGATATGACAGTAGATATTCGCAATCTGCTAAAAGCTTTGAGGAGAGAATTTGAGAACATTGGTCCTCTAAAGTACATCTATGTTAAAGAGATAGGAAGCAAGGGAGCGCATCATATTCACATGATCATGAGTGTATGTGATGTGCGTGTATTAAAGAGATGTTGGAACAAAGGGTTTGTCCATGTAAAGCCGCTGGACAGTGACAATGACTACACAAGAATTGCTCAGTATTTTGTTAAGTATGCAAATAAGACAGAGGAGACTCTTGGCAGAAGAATTGGTAAGCGATGGAATTCTTCAAGAAATTTAAAAGAGCCAGTGATTGTAAAACAGATAGTTAATGCAAATACGTTTGCAGATAAAACAAGGAGAAGCACAATACGCAAGTACGAGAAACAAGGATATTACATAGTTAAGGATTGTGAGAGAACCGGAATATCTGAGATGGGCTTTAGATACTATGAAGCCAAGTTCCGACGACATAAAGGAAGGGAGTGTGGTTAGTGCAGAAAGTAGATGTTTATATAAAAACAAGCGCTAGAGGACCAGCAGTCCGTAAGCATGTAGCATACATGTATGTCTTAAAGATAGTTATTAATGGCAAAGAGTTCATTAGAAACGGCAAGGGCACGCTTGAAAATGTTACAGAGAATCAGGCGGCACTGCAGGCAATAATACATGCACTTATGCGTTTCCATGAAAACTGTGAAATACGCATAAATACAGAATGTGAGCATGTGTTAAACAGTTGTAGAAATGCTTGGCCACAACAGTGGGAGAAGGATGGCTGGAAGAAAAAGACAGGTAAGCTAGTAAAGAACGCGGATTTGTGGCAGCAGTACCTAAATGTAAGCCGCGGACATGTAATAAGCTGGTCGAATGAGCCACACGAATTTAGTAAGTGGATGAATTATGAGCTTGGGAAGATGGAGGCAGAATATGAGAAATGCCAGTGAGGAAGAAAGAATCAAGAATGAGCTGAAAGAACAGGAGTGGCTGAGGCAGGCAATTCTTACATATAATGAGGATAAAAGTGCGGTTAATACCAGTATGCGAGTAAATCATCTTACACAAGTATCAGGGAAAATAGCAAAGTTGAAAAGAGAGTTATATGAATGTCAGCATACAGCGACATATTAAAAAATCAAGATGACTACAATACGCATAAATACAGAATGTGAGAAGTGTTTTACTCCATAAATGTCTACAAGATACTTATTTATCTAAGTATATATATCACAGTAACTATTAATATGGCAGCAGACCTCCCTGTTATGGGAGGGGAAAGGAGAATATGAGCAGAAGCATAATGCAGGATACAAAAGAATGTTTTCTGTGCCGTGTGAGAGCAGAGGGACAGGGGTATTTTGGACCTCTTACATCATACGGCTTAGAAAAGCACCATGTTATGCATGGGGTAGCAAACAGAAAGATAGCTGAAAAGTATGGGCTAACCGTATATCTATGTGAAAAAGACCATAGAACAGGAGCGGAAGCTGTACATAAGAGCAGAGAAACAGATTTGAAACTTATAAGAGCAGGTCAAAGACGTTTTGAACAGGTATACAGCCGTAGAGAATGGATGGAAGCATTTGGAAAGAATTATCTGTATGAAGATTCTGCAGATAACAATGTGCTTGAACAGGTATTACAGCAGCTTTTTAAAGATAATAAGCATCTGAGAGACAAAATATACACTTCAAGTCTTGAGACAGTGGAAATCATGGGGATTTTATGTGCGGATGATGAAGCGATGTATCAGATTTGTGTACATAACAGGATTTATACAATGGATATAAATCGAGAATTAGGCAGGGTGACAATAACTGCACCACCAGGCGAAAAAACAGAATGGAACAGAGAAGATGTTGTGGCAGCAGTTATAGATATTTATAGCAAGACAGAGGAGGATATATGATTGCAGAGATAATAAGCTTTATAGCCGGAGCAGGATTAGCAAGTGTTATCATCGGATTCTGTAAAGCTGGAAAGGACAACTAATGACACAGGAAACATTGTTAAAGATAGGCAAGCTGGGGCTTGCAATTGAAGATGGTGCAAATATGGTACTGGATATGTACAGAGTCAAGGAAGAACTTACAGGAGCAGATTTATTTAAGGGAGAGCCTAGCGAAGACAGAAGCCATTATGCAGGATATACAGAGCTGTACAAGCTACCAGGCATGAAAGATATAGCAGATGATGCAACTGAGTATATCAAGAATCGCTTAGGTGAGGTTATCGAAGAACACTGTAAGTCTTTAGAAGCCTGTATATCAGCTCTGGGTGACGCAGTAACAGTAAAAGAGGACAAGCCGGACAGAAAGGCGAAGTCTCCCAGTAAAGAAGCGCAATGATGCTTTTGGGTTTTATTGTGCACAATGCGGTAAATATGTATCCGCAATAACAATAAATAAGGATACATGGGGGTACAAGAGACGCGGTAAATACTACTGCTCCTACAAATGCATGAGGGCAGCAGAGAAATAAGCATATCAGAAAGGAGCCTGGAACTCTGGCCAGAGTGATTCGTACGATGTTCCTTTCAGAAATGACATACAAAGAGTTTTTAGAAAGCAAAATAGAACTTGCACAGGATAGCGGATTTGAAGTAAATCCGACAGATATTAACAAAGCATTAAAGCCACATCAAAGGGATGCCGTAATATGGGCACTTAAAGGTGGAAGAAGAGCTTTGTTTGAAAGTTTTGGTTTAGGTAAAACCATACAGGAGATAGAATTCTGTAAACAGGTAATAGATCACGAGGGCGGAAGGGCTTTGATTGTTCTTCCACTTGGAGTAAAACAGGAATTTACACAGGACGCTGTGAATGTTCTTGGATATGATGCACCTGTTTATTGCAGAAGTATGGAAGAAGTAGAATCCTGTGATAGCAGTATTGTGCTTACCAACTATGAAAGAGTAAGAGACGGTGATATAAGACCAGATTATTTTGTTGCAACATCGCTGGATGAAGCAAGTGTTTTAAGGTCTTTTGGAAGCAAGACATACCAGACATTTCTTGATAAGTTCAAGAATGTTCCTTACAAGCTGGTAGCCACAGCAACGCCAAGTCCAAACAAATACAAAGAGCTTATACATTATGCCGGATATCTTGAGATAATGGATACAGGGCAGGCACTTACAAGATTCTTTCAGAGAGACAGCACTAAGGCAAACAATCTTACATTGTACCCGAATATGGAAGATGAATTCTGGCTGTGGGTTTCATCATGGGCGTTGTTCATAACGAAACCTTCAGATGTAAATCCAGAATATTCTGATGATGGCTATGTGTTGCCTCCACTTGATGTAAGGTGGCATGAGATACCAATACATTACGGAGATACATCTGATAAAACAGGACAAATGCAGTTATTTACAGAAGCGGCAGCAGGCTTGAAGGAAGCTGCAGAAGTAAAAAGAAACAGCATTGACCAGCGTGTTGAAAAAATGAAAGAGATTGTAGAGAGTTCGCCTGAGGAGCATTTCCTTTTGTGGCATGACTTAGAGTCTGAAAGAAAGGCAATTCTTAAGGCAATACCCGAAGTTGTAGATATATATGGCTCACAGGATTATGACATAAGGGAAAAGCGGGTTATTGATTTTGCGCAGGGAAGAATCAAGCTATTTGCAACAAAGAAATCAATATCGGGCTCAGGCTGTAACTTTCAGCGTTACTGCCACAGGGAGATATTCTTGGGGATTGATTATGAGTTTAATGATTTTATTCAGGCAGTACATAGATGTTACAGGTTCTTACAGACAGATACAGTTGTTATAGACATTATATACATGGAGAACGAAAGACAAATAAAAGAAGCACTGCTTGAGAAATGGAAGAATCATAATCACATGGTAAAAAAAATGACGGATATTGTAAAGAAATATGGTTTAAGTCCGGCATCTAAAATAAAGCGGTTAGAGAGAAAGATGGGAGTTGAGACAGTGAAAGTACAGGGAAAGCATTATACAGCGGTAAATGATGATTGTGTTGAAGAGTGCAGAAGAATTGAGAGTAATTCTGTAGGACTTATACACACATCCATTCCATTCGGAAACCATTATGAGTATAGCGCCAATTACAACGACTTCGGACACAATGAGAATACAGAAAAGTTTTTTGAGCAGATGGACTTCCTTACACCGGAGCTTTTAAGGATTCTTGAACCTGGCAGGGTAGCAGCCATCCATGTTAAAGACAGGGTATTATTTGGAAATGCTACAGGAACTGGAATGCCTACAATAGAGCCGTTTCATGCACAGTGTATAGAACACTACATGAAACACGGTTTTCAGTATTTTGGAATGATAACAGTTGTTACAGATGTGGTCAGGGAGAATAACCAGACATACCGCCTTGGATGGTCTGAACAGTGCAAAGACGGTTCAAAGATGGGGGTAGGCTGTCCAGAATATATACTTTTGTTCAGAAAACTTCCAACAGATAAATCTAATGCATATGCGGATGATCCTGTAAAGAAAACAAAGGAAGATTATACAAGGGCACAATGGCAGATAGATGCTCACGGATACTGGAGAAGTTCAGGCGACAGGCTTATAAGCAAAGATGAGCTTAAGGAATTTAGTGTTGATGATTTACAGAGAGTTTATAGGGAATACAGCCGTTCCAATGTATACAGCTATGAAGAACATGTGAAGCTTGCGGAAGAGTTAGATAAAAATGATAAGCTCCCAGCCACATTTATGGTTGTCGCTCCCGGTTCATGGAATAACCTTGACGTATGGGATGATATAAACAGAATGAGAACACTTAATACAACACAGAGCAGACGCAGGCAGCAGATGCATGTATGCCCACTACAGCTTGATATTGTTGAAAGAATCATTAACAGATACAGTAATGAAGGTGATATGGTTCTTGACCCGTTTGGAGGCTTAATGACAGTTCCAATGACGGCAGTAAAGATGAAAAGATATGGCTATGGAATAGAACTGAGCTGTGACTATTTCAGAGATGGTGTTGGATATCTTCAGGAATCAGAAAATGAGATAGAAACACCTACACTGTTTGACTTTATGGAGGCTTAATATGATAAACGGGGAATTAATAGTTGATAATTTCGCTGGTGGGGGCGGTGCCTCCACCGGAATAGAAGAAGCTACCGGCTTTAGTGTGGATATAGCAATTAACCATGATCCTAAGGCTATTGCAATGCATAAAGCAAACCATCCGAATACAAAGCATTATTGTGAAGATGTATGGCAGGTAGACCCAGTGCAGGCATGTAATGGGCATCCTGTGGGGCTTGCCTGGTTCTCTCCTGACTGTAAACATTTCAGCAAAGCAAAAGGCGGTAAGCCAAAGGATAAGAATATAAGAGGTCTTGCATGGGTAGCGTGCCGGTGGGCTGGACTGGTAAGACCTAGAGTAATCATGTTGGAGAATGTAGAAGAATTCAAGACATGGGGACCACTGAACAGAGGGCATCATCCAATAAAAACAAAGCAGGGCAAGACATTTAATAAATTTGTAAACCAGCTGCAGGATTTAGGATATGAAGTGCAGTTCAGGGAGCTTGTGGCAGCAGATTACGGAGCGCCAACCATGAGAAAGAGATTCTTTATGGTTGCAAGATGTGACAAGAGACCTATTATATGGCCAGAGCCTACACATGCCCCAGCAGACAGCGAAGCTGTGAAAAAGGGACTGCTAAAACCTTATGTTGGAGCATATACACAGATAGATTTTAGCAGACCATGCCCCAGCATATTTGATACATCTGAACAGATAAAAGAGAAATATGGAATAAAAGCGGTAAGACCATTAGCACCTAAGACAATGGAAAGAATCGCAAGAGGCTTAAAGAAATTTGTTTTGGATAATCCAGAGCCTTTTATTGTTCAGTGTAATCATGGTGGAGACAGAAGACCGCTGGATACTAAAGAACCATTGCCAACAATTACAGGTAAACATGGATATGGGATTGTTGAACCTTACATGATTCAGATTGGACAGACTGGTTTTACAAAAGACCGGAGCAAGAATATTCAAGAGCCGCTATCTACGATAGTAAGTAAAAACGAGCATTGTTTAATATGTCCTACACTGATCCAGTACCATTCCGAAACAGCACAGGGAGAAGTCCGGGGACAGACAATAAAGGATCCGATCATGACCGTGGATGGATCGAACCGGTATGGATTAGTTACATCATTCTTACATAAATATTATGATGGTGGCTATAAGGGAGCCGGAGAAAGCATGGAAAATCCACTGCCGACAATAACAGCGTGGGATCATAACAGCGTTGTTACGGCAAATTTGATCCAGATGAACAATCACTGCGATGGGAAGGACATAAGACAACCCTTACCTACCATTACGGCCGGAGATGGACATTTCGGGGAAGTTCGGGCATTTCTGATAAAGTATTACGGACAAGGCACCGGACAGGACATTCAAGAGCCGTTAGATACAGTAACATCGCGGGATCGATTCGGCTTAGTAACAATCGAAGGCGAGGATTATCAAATTGTAGATATTGGACTTCGAATGCTGGAGCCAAGAGAGCTATATGGATGCCAGGGTTTCCCGGACGATTACATTATAGACCATGATTACACTGGTAAGACATATCCAAGAACAGAACAGGTTAAGCGGTGCGGGAACTCTGTAAGTCCAATGATACCAAATGCACTGGTAAGGGCTAACCTTAAAGAATTATGTATAGCGCAGAGAATGCCTAACTGCAGTATAAACGAGGAAAAGACAGGGCAATTAAGATTTGCCTAATAAAATAATAAGGAGAATGATTATGATTAAATGTGATAAAAATAGAATTGAAATAAAAGGAACACCAGTAATACTTGTTGGAGAATTAGGAACAGCAATACAGACTGTATATAGAGCAATGCTTAATACAGGCATTGATAAGGCATTTGCTGAAGAAAGAATTAAGAAAGCCTGTGAGCTGGCACTTTTAACAGACAAAGAGCAGGAAGAGGTATCGAAAGACCTTGATAAAAAAATAGATGAAAAGTTGGATAAATTGGCTAATGCAATATTAAAGGAACTTTTTGAGGGAGGTAGTAATGATGGTCAATAGAGATTGTATAATGGCTAATCTTGAGCAGAGAGACTGTAAAGGACTTAAAGAACTGTATTGTGCCAAGGAGGATAAGCCTTGCCCATTCTATAAGCCGGCTGATAAATACAATAGAGATGGCAGCAGAAGGAGGAAGGCAAATGAAAAGACTTACAAGTAATAAAAATACATCTGATATGTCTATGATTGAACTGGCACATAATAGTTGCTATATAGATAATAAGCGTAATGCAAGATACAGAGATTACAATTTAGACATTGACAGTAGGCAGCTTGCAAGAAGTCTTATGAAAGATATTTGCAATGTAGATTTAACTGATTTATCAGATGAAGAATTTGAGGAATATATGGGTTCTATGCTTTCAGTAGAAATAGATAGTACAGTAGGACTTCTGGCATTGTTTTATCGTAATTTATGGGCGATAGCTGATTTAAGAGAAAAACTGAAAGAATATGAGGACTTAGAGGAACAGGGCAGACTTATCAAGTTGCCTTGCAAGGTGGGAGATACAGTTTATCATGTTGTGCAAGGAAGAATCGTTGAGGTTTCTAATGTTGATTTGTTTTTCTTATTGTTATCGGTTGTTGAGAACAGGTTTAATAATTCGGTATTCCTCACAAAAGCCGAAGCCGAGGTGAAACTGAAAGAATTGAGAGGTAAGAATGAATAAAAGAAAAGCAATATCTAAAAAAGTGAGACAATCTGTATATCTCATGTATAACGGACATTGTGCTTATTGTGGTACAGAAATAGCTTACAAAGATATGCAGGTAGACCATGCAACACCGCTTAGGATAGGTGGAGCAGACGACATTTCAAATTACATGCCAGCTTGTAGGAGCTGCAACCACTATAAAGCCACTTTAGATGTCGAGGGATTTCGAAAGTATCTTTCAAAAATACATAAAAGGCTTATGCGTGACAGCATACCTTATCAAGTGGCGGAGCGGTTTGGTATAGTAAAGCATATGTCGGATAATGTGAAGTTTTATTTTGAGAAAGTAGAAGGAGACGATTATGTGGAAAATAACAAAGAAAGACGGTATTGCAATGGAGATAGAGAGGTGTCCGGATGAGCAGAAGACGACATAAGCACCTGAATGAATATACATGCTGTGAGCAGTGTTCTAAGAGCATGGCAGCAGTCGGAACATATACATGTAACAATAAGACAGTTATAGAGAACTACATGCCGGCGGAAGATTACTTCTGGTGCGATGGAGAGATGTTTGTCAGGAGGGAGTATGAACGATTTAATCAGCAGAGAACAGCTTATAAACAAGCTAAATAGTACAGGAACAAATATCACATTTGATATTCCCGTGGAAGAAATATTGGGAGAAAATGTTGATTTAGACGATTTTGCCGCATTAATGCAAGATGCAATACAGGCATATAGGAAAATGGTTATAGGTACTATTAAGAATATGCCTACAGCATATGATACTAACAAGATTTTGGAACAGTTAGAAGAGGAAAAAGAACTATCATATGCTGATTTTGATAGATATGTTAAAGAGGTCAGTTCTTATCTTGATGCTGAATGCGATGACTTTTTTCATATTGGGATTGAAAGGGCAATTAGGATAATAAAGGTAGGTGATTTACGATGTTGACATTACCAATCCAGAGGAAGTGGTTTGATATGATTCTTTCAGGCGAGAAGAAAGAAGAGTATCGGGATATAAAAGAATACTATGAGACAAGATTTCAGAATCTGTTCGGAGCAATAACTATATATCCATCAAGTTTCTTTTCAGATAGAAGCAAATATGAACTGTTGCAAGGAGAGGCAGTACCAGAGGAGATAAGGAAAGACAGTGTTCAGGAGATTATTTTCCGTAATGGATATAGCAAGGATTCTAAAGCAATAAAAGCAAGATGCAGATTAAGGATTGGAAAAGGGAGACCAGAGTGGGGAGCTGAACCAGATAAGCAGTATTATATTTTGGAAATCTTGGATAAGGAAAAACTGGCAGCAGATGAGAAGAGGGTAGGTGATGAACAACTTGAAAAATAACAATATTAAAGACCTTCTTAAGCAGTACAATGACTTGGTTAAGGAGAAACAGGAAATACAGGCCGCGATTGATAAGATACAAAGAGAATTGGATAAAATGGAAGCTGAAGGATATACGGAAAAGGATAGCGTTACCGGTGGAGATGGAGGTAAGCAGCATTTTGTTGTAGAAGGCTTCCCTTATCCGGCATATTCACGGAAGAGAACACTTCTTTTAGTGCGACAGCGGCAGCAGATAGACATTAAAGAGAAGATAGATACGCAGATAAACCTCATAGAACAATGTATTAATCAAATTGACAATAGCAGAATGCGGAGGCTTATAACATTAAGATACATAGAAGGTTTATCTTGGGTGCAGGTAGCAAGAAAGATGGGAAAACACCACACAGCAGATAGTTGTAGAATGGCAGTAGAAAGATTCTTATCAAAAATTTAAAGTTTGTTCGCTCTGTTCGTTTTGTCTGTGTTAATATCTAAACTGGACATGATGGACAGCATGATTTCTCCATTATTAAATATTAATACCCCGGTAAGACACTGGCTTAAGGCTGGTGTCTTTTTTAATAACTCTTAAGAAATATAAGCAACCTGACGATATATAAAATATATAAGGGGGGATATTTATGAAAGTAGCAGTTTCATCTGTATTAATTATCGTATTTATAATGTTTTTTGTAGGAGGAGGTATAAAAATATTTTCTAAAGATAAAAAACATGATGCAGTTTCGGCTTGGAAAGTAGCAGGATATTTTGTGGTTATTGTATTGACAAGTATTAATTTAGCACAAAGTATATTTACTGGCACGCTGACAGCATTAGATATAGCTGTTATGATAGTGTCAGTAATAGAATTTTTTGGTAATATAATTGAATACGATAAATATTATAAAAAAAATAAGTAATATAGTGTGAAGACCTTGTTTTTAAAATGAGGTCTTTTATTATGCCAGAAAGGAGCTGAGTGTATGGCATTAACTGATAAACAAAAGAGGTTTTGCGAAGAATATCTTATAGACCTTAATGCTACACAGGCAGCTATTAGGGCAGGATATTCACCAAAGACAGCAGAACAGACAGCGTCAAGACTGTTAAGGAATGTTAAGGTTCAGGAATATATAGCGAAAAGACAAAAAGAGCTATCAAGGAGTACAGAGGTAACTCAGGAAAGAGTTATCAGGGAACTTGCCTTGATAGCTTTTTCTAATACAGCAGATTATGCACATGTAGTTGAAAAGAAAATGAAAGCAGAAGTAGGCGGAATGCTTGTGGATATACTGGATGAAGATGGAAAACCTGTTACATATAGGACTGTAGAGCCAGTATTGACAGAAGAACTTACAGAGGAACAGAAGAGAGCATTAGCTGTTATTAAGAAAGGGCGAGATGGATTAGAGGTCAAGCCATGTGACAAGGTAAGGGCATTGGAACTTCTCGGCAAACATCTTGGAATGTTCACGGATAAGATAGAAGCTAATGTTAATGATTCTGTAAAGAACGAGCTTGCAGAGCTTCTTGCTCAGCGTAAGGCAAGGGGTGAGCCTAGTGGTGCTAAGTGATAAATATTGGGATTACATAGATACACCGGCAAGAGCAGAATTCCTTGAAGGTTCTACTGCATCAGGCAAGACAACAACAGTAGCGGTTAAATTCATCATGAATGTAGCTGAATCAGATATGAAGCTACATGTTATAGCCGGTAATACAACAGGTGTTATTGAGAAGAATATTATAAATGCTGATATGGGATTGCTGCAGATATTTCCCAATCTTGAATACTGTGGAAACGGTGATAAAGAGAATAAACTTCCACATATTAAATTCAAAACTGGCAGCAGTACAAAGATAATATATATTCTTGGTTACGATAATGCCAGCAAGTGGAAGAATGCCTTGGGTTCACAGTTTGGATGTGTGTGGGTAGATGAGTGCAACACAGCTAACATAGACTTCATACGAGAGATATTCGGACGTTCTGAATACTTTGTAGGTACACTTAATCCTGATGCACCTACATTACCCATATACAGCGAATACATCAATCACGCCAGACCGATTGATAAGTACAAGGCAGATGTGCCTGAAGAGATATGGAAGGACCTTAACGGTTGTGAGCCTATTAAAGACTGGGTATATTGGTTCTTCACATTTGAAGATAATATATCCATGACACCAGAGAAGATAGAACAGAAAAAAATGAGCTATCCTCCCGGTACCAAGATATATAAAAACAAGATATTGGGATTAAGAGGCAAGGCTACAGGTCTTGTCTTTTCTAATTTCTGCAAGAGACATGTTATTACAAAGGAACAGGCTAAGGCATTTATTAAGCGAGAATATGACGACAAGCAGACAGAATGGTTTGTAATATATACAAGCGGTCTTGATACGGCATATTCAACCAAGAGTCCTGATACTATTGCTATGTCCTTTATGGGAATAACCAACAAAGGCAAGTTGATAGTACTGGATGAAAAGGTATATAACAATGCGGCTCTTGATATCCCCATAGCACCGTCTGATACAGTAAGAAATTACATAGACTTCCTGGAACGCAACAGAAAAGAATGGGGCGGCATGGCAAAGAACACCTTTATTGATAACGCTGATCAGGCAACAATAACAGAATTTGCCAAGTATAAGAGAGAACACCACGAATGCCTGTATATATTCAATAATGCATATAAGAAAGTAACAATAATAGACAGAATAAACCTGCAGCTTGGCTGGATGTCCTTTAACGACGAAAAGGGCAAAGAGCCAAGTTATTATGTTGTAGATACATGCACGAACTACACAGGGGAACTGCAGGTATACAGTTGGCTGGAAGATAAAGACTGTGAGCCGGAAGATGGAAATGACCACATGGTAAACAGTACGCAATATGGTTGGATACCATACAGGGACAAAGTTGGAGTAGAGAACAGATAGGAGAGTGAGAGAGGTGAGCATATTTAATACTATGGCTGATAAGATAAGAGATGGAATAAGGACATGGTTGCGTGTGCAGCCGGCACAGAGAGGAATAATTAATATACAGGAAATCTTCGACTTTGAAGGTAATGCCATTAAGAATAAGATATGGTACAGAGGTGTAAGTGAAGAGCTGTCACAGCTGTATGATCAGATTGATGGAGATAAGACAAGATTCTGGGCTGCAAAATGCTCTCCTGGATTAGCGATAAGAAAGATACATGTAGGATTACCGGCAATGCTGGTTGATATGCTTGCGAGTATTGTTGTTGCAGATATGAACGAGATAGATGTTGGCAGCAGGCAGTCAGACTGGGATAAGATAGCAGAAGAAAACGATTTTGCAGAACTTGTAAAGCAGGCAATAACAGACACTCTTATTGTTGGAGATGGCGCATTTAAACTATCCATAGATACGAATCTAAGCCAGTATCCGATTATAGAGTTTTATCCAGGCGACAGGGTAGAGATAATAAGAGAACGCGGCAGAGTGAAAGAGGTTGTTTTTAAGACAATATATACAGTTAAGAATCAGGAATACATCCTACTTGAAACGTATGGCAAAGGCTATATCACATATATGCTCACAAGAGATAACAAAGAATGTGATATTAGCAATGTGCCGGAGCTTGCAGGTTTAAGACCTGTAACATGGGAAGATAGAAGTTTTATGATGGCCATACCGATCATGTTCTATAAATCAGCGAAGTTTAAAGGTAGAGGTAAAAGTATCTATGACAGTAAGATAGATGAATTTGATGCACTGGATGAAGCATGGAGCCAGTGGATGGATGCCTTAAGACATAACCGTACAAAGGAATATATACCCGAGAATTTACTTCCTCGAAATCCAAGTGATGGAGCTGTTATGCTGCCAAATTCATTTGATAACGCTTATATACAGTATTCGTCTCCTATGGCAGAAGGTGCAAATTATAAGATTGAAAGAGAACAGAGTGAAATACCACATGAAGGGTATCTTGCTACATATATCACGGCATTGGACCTTTGCTTACAGGGAATCATGAGCCCTTCTACATTGGGAATAGATGTAAAGAAGCTTGATAATGCAGAAGCACAAAGGGAGAAGGAAAAAGCAACGCTGTACAGTAGAAACAATATTGTAAATCAGCTCCAGAAGGTTCTTCCGAAGCTTGTAAAAATGACATTGCAGGCGATAGATACACTTAATAATTCAACAACACAGGACATTGATGTTGATGTGACATTTGGTGAATATGCGAATCCTAGCTTTGAGAGCCAGGTTGAGACAGTGAGCAAAGCCAAGCAGGGAGGCATTATGAGTGTAGAAGCGTCCATTGATGAGCTGTATGGAGATACCAAGGATGATGAATGGAAGCAGGAAGAGATATCAAGGCTTAAAGCAGAACAGGGGATATCCGATATGGAAGAGCCAGCCCTTAATATGCAGGCAGATGGCTTCTCAGTTAATGGTGCTGATAACAGTTTCACAGGTTATGGTAACAAGTGAGGTAGCTTATGGCACTTAATACAGAATATGACATAGAGGAAGCCTTCCGTGCCATAGAAGATGAGCTGATAGCTTCAATGATGAGAAATCTCGAAGGACATAGGGCAGAAGAAATAGAAGAAGGATATAATTGGACGCAGTGGCAGGTAGAACAGCTTAAGGCGCTTGAGAAATATAAAGCACAGAACAAGAAAATGTTTTTGTCGAAGTTCAGTGATATCAATGATTCTATAGATGCAATGATATTTGCAGCCAGACAGGAAGGCGGAACAGAACAGGAGCAGAAAATATTAAGAGCATTAAAGAAAGGGTTGAAAGCATCTAAGGTGTCGCAAGGCGCTGAGGGTGCTTTTTTCAGACTCAATACAAGAAAACTTAATGCCCTGATTAAAGCAACGAAGTCAGATTTTAGCAGGGCAGAAAAAGCAATGCTTAGAATGTCGGAGGATAAATACCGACAGATAATATTTAACGCTCAGGTCTATGCGAATACGGGCGCAGGAACATATGAGAAGGCTGTAGATATGGCTACAAAGGATTTCCTTAAAGCCGGTATCAACTGTATTGAATATGCAAATGGCGCAAGGCATACCATGAAAGACTATGCCAAGATGGCAATTCAGACAGCTAACAAGCGTGCATATCTGACCGGAGAAGGCGAAATGAGACAATCATGGGGAATTAGTACAGTTATCATGAATAAGCGTGCTAATGCCTGTCCTAAATGTCTTCCGTTTGTTGGAAAGATTCTCATAGATGATGTGTGGAGTGGAGGTAAGTCATCTGATGGTCCTTATCCACTTATGTCTTCTGCTATGGCAGCAGGGCTTTACCATCCTAACTGCAAAGATGTACATACAACATACTTTCATGAACTTGATGATGAGCCAGACAGTAAGTTTACCAAGGAAGAACTTGAGCAAGTTAAGGAAGATTACAAGCAGGACCAGAAGCGGCAATATGCAGGTAGGATGGTTGAGCAGTTCAACAGATTGTCGAAGTACTCACTGGATCCGGATAATAAGAAGATGTATGGGGTAAGAAAGGAACAGTGGGAGAATGTAGTTGCAAATAGCCAGAAGAATGATATAATGGAATCAGACCTAAGTATATTTAAAAATAAGTTAAGAAATGATACAAATATAGATAAAGAATATTATAATATTCTTAAAGAAAAGTTTTCTCATGGAAATAAAGATGCAAAACACTTATTTGCTAAGTATGCAAGTGGAGATACAATAGAAACATCGTTGTTTGAAGGTACTGCACATTATAATACGAAAACTAAAAAAATATCCATGCACTATAGAGCTGATTTAGATAACTTACGAGGTACTGGTGCAACATGGTTTCATGAACATGGGCATTTGATAGATGATGCACTTGGAACAGTATCAAATGATAAACAATTTAAGGCATTACTTAATGAAGATGTTTACCAATATAGGATAAGATATGGAAAAGAGCATAATTTAAGAACATATGATAAAGTAGATAAAGCGATTAGTGGTGATTTGCAGGATATGCGTAAGCACTCGGCTGTATCAGATTTATTGGATGGATTAACAAGTGGAAATATTAGAGGTTGTGCTGGACATATGTATGATTATTGGGATAATCTTGAAAATATTACATCAGAAGCATTTGCTCATATGTTTGAAGCACAATTTGATAAAGTTCGATATGATGAAATGAAAAAATATTTTCCACAATCATTAGAATATTTTGAAAAGAAATTGAAGGAGGCAGCAAAATGATAAAGAAATTGAAAAAGGCACATTTACAATTTGTTATGCATTTTGATTATTGTCCTAACTTTCCGCCTAATCTGGATTTCAATCAGGAAGAATATGCTGAATTATTGTTGAAATGCATAGAAGATGATTTTGATTATACAATTGAGAAATATGGAACAGTAGTGCCAAAGAAAATGCCAAGACCAGAAATAATATGGGATTAACAGCCACCAGTCGAGAGATTGGTGGTATTTTTATACCTAATTTTAAGAAAGTGAGGATTTAGAAATGAAGGATTATATTGGAGTAAAAGTGGTGGCAGCAGAGCCAATGAGCAGAGGCGAATACAATGCATACAGAGGATGGAAGATACCAAGTGACGAGAACCCGGCAGATGAAGGTTATCATATAAGATATTCTGATGGATATGAGAGTTGGTGTCCTAAGAAACAGTTTTATGAAGCGTATAGAAGATGTGATAATATGACATTTGGAATTGCTATTGAAGCACTGAAAAAAGGTAAGAAAGTAGCAAGAGCTGGATGGAACGGTAAGGAAATGTTTTTATATTATGTTCCAGTTGGTGCATATGCTCCTTGTACAGAAATTGCAGCAAGTCTTGTTAATGAGAATGGATTAGTAGAGTATGGAGCATATATCGCCATGAAAACTGCACAGGGGAATGTAGTCCCTTGGTTAGCAAGTCAGACTGACATGCTTGCAGAAGATTGGATTATAATAGAATAGTCCGAAGTTGCACCAGTGCAACACAATTTAATATTAGTTATTAAGCACACATGGCAATACGCTGTGGGTGCTATTTTTATGCCCAAAACTTAATGGCACTAAACTTTAGGAAAATGCCGACGGGCGGTAAACGGAAGAAAGGAGATAGAGTGATGAGAAAGACATTACATATGAATCTACAGTTCTTCGCAGAGGGCGGAGATGGTAACGGCGGCCAGAATGCTGGAAGTAACAATAATGGACAGGCAGGACAGCAGAGTGGTCAGAATAATCAGCAGACAGCTGGTGTTGATTATGACAAGATACAGGCAATGCTGGATAATGCAACGGCCAAGAAAGAGAATGCTGTGCTTAAAAGCTATTTCCAGCAGCAGGGATTATCAGAAGATGAGATAAGTCAGGCTATTGCAACATTTAAGCAGAATAAGCAGCAGCAGACAGAACAGCAGCAGAACGCTAATGCTAATCTTCAGAATGAAGTGGCAGCAGCACAGAAGGTTGCTGAACAGGCCCAGATCGAACTTGCAGCTACAAAGGTAGCAATGACGCTTGGTATTAATGCCAAGACAGTACCATATGTGCTAAAGATGGCTGATTTCAGCAAGGTAAAGGGTACAGATGGGAAGATATCAGAGGACAATGTTAAGTCTGCACTTGAACAGGTTCTTAAGGATGTACCAGCGCTTAAGCCGGCGACAGATAGCAATGGTGGATTCCAGATAGGAGGACCAGGAGGCGGCAACACTAACCAGGCAAATGAAGAGGCTCTTAAGAGAGCCTTCGGACTATAAGAAAAGAGAGGTAAAACTATATGTCAGTATATGAGTATGCAGAAAAATTTACACAGCTTTTACAGCAGAAGTACGCAAAGGAGCTGTGCTCAGACGATTTAGCACAGTCTAATCCACAGGTAACATTTATCAATGCACAGACAATCAAGTTACCAAGAATGACAGTAAGTGGTTATAAAGACCACACAAGAACACCAGGCTTTAATGCTGGTACATTAAGCAATGACTGGGAGCCAAAGAAGTTATCTCACGACAGAGATATAGAGTTCTTTGTGGATCCAATGGATATTGATGAGACTAATTTAACATTATCAGTTGCTAACATTCAGAACACATTTGAAACAGAGCAGGCTATTCCTGAAAAGGATTGCTACAGATTCTCTAAGCTTTATTCAGAGCTTAATACATATAAGGCGGGCAATATCAACACAACAGCTATTACAGTTGCTAACTTCTTAGATGTATTTGATGATATGATGGAAGCTATGGATGAAGCTGGTGTTCCAGAGGAAGGCAGGATCCTTTATCTTACTCCTAAGATGAAGAAGATTGCCAAGAAGGCAGAGGGAATACAGAGAACTATGGATGTCTCAGGTGACTCTAATGCAGTCAATCGTAAGGTACACAGCCTTGATGATGTAAAGCTTAAGAGTGTACCATCTGCAAGAATGAAGACAAAGTATGAATTTACAGAGGGCTGTGTTGCTTCTGGAACAGCTAAGCAGATTAATATGATCCTTATTCATACATCTTGCGTAGTTTGTCGTGATAAGTACAGCTACATCAAGCTTTTCACACCAGGAACAGATTCGAGGACAGCAGATGGCTACCTTTATCAGAATCGTTACTATGGCGACCTTTTCTTACTTGAGAAAAAGGCAGACGGCTGTGCTATGAATGTAGACGGAGAATAGGAGGTATATGATGAAGGCAGTAAAAGCAAATAAGGAATATACAATAGCGGAGCAGGAGCAGAAGCGCTATATTGCTGATGGCTATGATATTGTTGATGATAAGGGCAACGTTATAGCTTATGGAAGAGGCAAGACTGTTCCATATGAGCAGTATAAGAAGGTACTTGATGAACTTAATGCACTTAAGACAGAAAAGCAGGAAACAGTCGATTTAACAGCTATGACAGTTGAAGAATTAACTGCATTTGCAAAGGATAAGGGCATAGATATTGGACAGGCAACATCACAGGAAGGCATCATAAAGAAGATTAGAGCTGCCTTGGAAGCGTGAGCCTATGGTATATGCAAGTAAAGAGCAGTACCTTAGTGAACATAGACTTATCCCAGATGAGCAGATAGAACGAAGATTAAAACAGGCGAGCCGGCATATCGACTCGCTTACTTTTAATCGTATAACATCAAGAGGATTCAATAATCTGACAGAGTTCCAGCAGGGAATATTGATAGATGTATGTTGTGAAATGGCTGATTTTGAATATGAGAATGAGGACATGATTAATTGTGTCTTGCAGAACTATTCTTTAAATGGAGTATCTATGCAGTTTGGCAGCAGTTGGAATGTTCTTGTGCAGAATGGAATTGCTATAAAGCGTGATACATACCAGATACTCTGTCAGACTGGCTTGTGCTGCTTAAGTCTGGGGGTGTGAGTATGAAGTACCCATGTTTAATACTAAAGAGCATGTGTAAGACAGAGATACACCTTGAGATAACGCAAGAAGGCAGGAATGTCTATGGAGAACCTCTTGAACCTATTATTTGGGATGGCTTATGTAACTATCAGGACAGCGGTAAGACAGAATTAACAGTAGAAAAGGTGCTTATAAAGCTTGAAGGATGTGCTTTGATACCAGGAGATATTGCACCGGATCTTCCTGTTATTACTAAAGGTGATATAACGGTGTTCGGTGTAACAAGGCATATATACAAGGGTACGAAGTGCCGTAATCCGGATGGTACGGTTAATTATGTAAGATTGGATGTGATGTAATGGCAAGAAATGTTAAATCAACGGTGAAGCTTAATATGCCTATGGTAAGGAAGCTTACGGCAGCAGCAAAAGTGTCAGTTGCACAGACAGCAGAAGCAATACATACAGATGTCGTTCAGAGCCAGGTTATACCGAGGGATACAGGTGCATTACAGAATGAAAGCACATTTGTTGATTTATCTGATATAGATCAGGGAAAAGCATATCTTGTGTCTAGCACACCATACGCCAGACGGCTGTATTATCATCCGGAATACAACTTCCATCAGACGCCGTGGACAGATGAAAGCGGCAAGAAACATGAAGGAAATGCAAATGCTAAAGGCAGATGGCTTGATGACTACATGAAAGATGGTAAGAAGCAGAATCTTGCACCTAAAGCATTTGGAAAGTTTTATAAAAAGAATGCGGGGTTGTGATGTTAGGAATAGGTGATGTAAGAGATTATATAGCAGGTCTTGGTATTGCAGACAATACTAACGTCTATTGCGGCAAATTAGACGACAAAAAGAATAAGAGCATAGGTGTTTACAATAATAACAAGCAAAGACCTGTGCTGATGGCGGTAGGCGGCTTAAATAACAGCTCTTATCGTGTTAAGTCTGTAAGCATATTGGTTCATTGGAACACGAGTGTAAGAGACACAGAGAAGACCGCAGAACAGCTCTACAATATGCTTAGGGATATGAACCATATTACAATCAATGATACTAAAGTGTTCTTCACTAAAATGCTGGTTGATGAGCCTGTTGATGTAGGGACAGATGATAAAGGTATCTTTGAGAGTGTAATAGAATTAGATATTTATTATGAAAGGTAGGTAAAAGCATGGCACAGAATACTAAATTAGCCGGATATAATGCAGGAGCAACACCACTTACTGGCGTTAATCCGGTACATACAATTCGGTTCGGGGTATGTGTAACAGGAAGAAAGAGCACAGATACACCGGAAACAGTAGAAACAAAGGTTGTAAAAGATGCAGAGAGCTTAAGCATATCCGTGGATGGAACTATTGAAGAATGGAATCCAATGGATCAGGCGGGCTGGACAAGAAGACTCACAACAGGTAAGTCACTCGGCATGGCTATGGGTGGTAAGCGTAATTATGGTGATGAAGGTAATGATTATATCGCAAGCCTGGCATTAAAGACAGGACAGGATTGTAATACATGGGTATCGATTATCTTTCCTAATCTTGACCAGCTTCTTATACCGGCGGTTATCAATGTAACATCTCTTGGTGGAGATTCAACAAGCATTGATGCACTTGAATGGGAAGCACAGTCAGACGGAAAACCAACATATATAGAATATAATCAGGAATAAGGAAAGTGAGAATTTGAAAAATGGCAAAGACAGATTTTAGGGTAATAGATATCTCTATGAAGATTACGAACCAGTTACCTATGATTCGTATTACAGAAGATTTGGTTGTTACTGTTAATAACAGAAAGAGTACAATTCTTAATATACAGGCTATGGCACAGGAAGCAGAAAACAAGGAAAACAAGGATGATATGGCATTTATGATTAAAGGCCTTGAAATGCTTGTAGGAAAAGATGCTTCAGATAAGATTGAGGCATTAGATCTTCCTATTCCTGAATATAAGGAAATGTATAATGCAATCATGCAGGTTGCTATGGGAACGTACGGCGAGGAGCAGACACCCTCAGCATAATGAGATATATTATGATATATGGGATGATTGGGAGCTGATAGAAGCCAGCTTCCTGTCCCAGTATGGCATACGATTGCGAACAGAAGATGATATGTCATGGTCTGAATTCTGTTCTTTATTATCAGGAATAATGCCTGAAACACCACTTGGAAGAGTGGTAAGTATAAGGGCAGAGAAAGACATTAAAGCTATCAATAGCTTTACTAAGGAACAGAAAAAGATACATGATGACTGGATTCTGAAGCGTAATAGGAAAATGGTGGGAACACCACAGTATATAGAATATTGGACACGATTACAAAGAGATTTTAAGGCTGCTTACTCAAAGAAGTAGGCAGTTTTTTTCGTGCCAGAAAGGAGGGGGAATGTCAGATACAGTAGGACAGATAGCTCTGGAACTTGGCATAGACAGTTCACAGATAGTTAATCAGCTTACAGGTGCTTCCAATAAGGCAGCTAAGCAGGCAACATCCATCTTTTCTGGTATGGGGAAGAAAATAGCTGCTGGATTAAGTATAGCAGCTTTTACTAAGTTTACGAAAGACTGCTTAGAAGTTGGTTCTAATGTTACAGAAGTACAGAATGTTGTGGATACGGCATTTAAGGACTTAAGTGGACAGGCAGACCAGTGGGCTTCTAACGCCATGACTAATTTCGGATTATCCGAATTATCTGCTAAGAAGTACATGGGTGTATTTGGCCAGATGAGTAATGCTATGGGCATTACAGGACAGGCTGCACTTGATATGGCAGAAGATGTTACCGGATTAACAGGTGATGTTGCATCATTTTACAATTTGAGTACAGATGAAGCATATACAAAGCTGAAATCCATCTGGACTGGTGAGACTGAGACACTTAAGGACCTAGGTGTTGTCATGACTCAGACAAACTTAGACCAGTATGCACTTAATAATGGCTTCGGTAAGACTACAGCAAAGATGACAGAGCAGGAAAAAGTAATGCTCCGTTATCAGTATGTTACAAGCGCACTATCCAATGCCACAGGAGACTTTGTTAAGACACAGGATTCCTGGGCGAATCAGACAAGAATATTATCACTCAGATTCGAACAGTTAAAGGCTTCTCTTGGTAAAGGCTTCATAGCATTGTTTACACCTATTCTGCGTGGCTTTAACAACTTGCTGGCAGGATTACAGAAGGTTGCGGATGGCTTTGCCAGCTTTGTGCAAATGCTCACAGGAGCAGATGTATCAACCTCTATGGGTTCGATAAGTTCGGATATAGCTGGTATAGGAGATGATGCATCCAGCGCAGCGGATAATGTAGGTGATATAGGAAGTGCAGCCAAGAAGACTGCTAAAGATATAGAAAAGTCGCTTGCAGGCTTTGACCAGATAAATAAGCTGACAGAGCCAACAGATGATAGTTCTGATTCAAGCGGTAGTACAGGTGGAACATCTTCAGGAATCGGAAGTGTTGACCTTGTACCAGATGTGAGTGGAAGTACATCTAATGCAACATCTGCAATTAGTGATTTTGTAAATAAGGCAAAGAAAGAATTAGATAAACTCCGCAAATGGAGTGCATCGGCATTTTCTCCATCTATGTCAAGAATATGGGATGGACTTACAAAAAATACAGATACAGCCAAGAAAAACTTAACAAGTGCGTTTAATGATATAAGAGCATTAGGACCGCCGTTGTTAAATTATTTTAATGGTCCATTTACAAATTATCTTGTAACATGGGTCGACACTAATGGCAGTATATTAAATGGATTATTTGATAGCTTTAATACAGTCTTTTCGGATGTATGGAATAAAGCAGCATATCCTATACTTGCAAATTTTGTTTCTGTTGGATTACCAATGCTGACGGATTTTGCATCCCAGACGCTATCTTTAAATGGAACAATATTTGATACATTTAAAGCATCTTGGAATTCTTTATGGAGCGAAGGTGTAAGTCCAGCCATTGAATCTATATCAAATGTATGGATTGGCTTGGTTAATACAATGGCAGGGGCATGGAACGAATGGGGAGAGCCGATATTTACTGGAATAAAAGCGGCTGTTAAGACTACCGGAGATGTATTCTTAGATATTTGGAATAATATGCTTCAGCCAGTCTGGGAGAATGCTTTAGATGTAATTGATAGAGTATGGAGTGAACATTTACAGCCATTACTTGCTAATTTCCTTGATTTTGTCGGTGAAGTGGTTACATGTGCTACGACAATATATAACAACTTTATTGCACCTGTAGTTGGATTTTTATCTGAACTATTAGGACCAATATTTATAGCAATATTTGATTCTATAGGAAATAAGGTTGGAGTTGTCGTTGGAACCATAGCTGATTTAATGAACGATACAATTACTGTATTTAAAGGAGTTATACAGTTCATTAAGAGTGTTTTTTCTGGCGATTGGGAAGGTGCTTGGAATGGTATAGTTACGGCTTTTGATGGCATATTTAGCGGAATTGCTGATATTGCAAAAGGTCCTATTAATATGGTGATTGGCTTAATTAATGGATTACTTTCAGGAATGCAGAGAGGAATTAATGCTGTTGTAAAAGGTGTAAATAAACTAAGCTTTAAAGTTCCAAACTGGGTGCCAGGCATAGGTGGCGAAGATTTTGGATTCCATTTACCGGAAGCCGACTTCTCCAAGATTCCATACCTTGCACAAGGTGGATATGTTAAGCCAAACACCCCCCAGCTTGCCATGATTGGCGATAACAGACATCAGGGCGAAGTTGTAGCACCAGAAGATAAGCTTCTTGATATGGCACAGAAGGCAGCAGCTATGGCATCCAGTGCAGAGTTATTGGCAGAGGCTATAAGTATTCTTAAGCAGATACTTAAGATACTTGAAACACTGGACCTTGATATACAACTAGATGGAAAGAGCCTTAAAAAATATGTAGTTGATAAGATTAACGAGCATACAAAGCAGACAGGAAAATGTGAGATTATAACTTAACAAGGATGTGATGAATTGATACTAAGATGTGACAATCAGGAGCTTCCGGCTCCTGTGTCCATCAAGGTGGATGATGAGATTATATGGTCTTCTTCTACAGGACGAGCACTTGACGGAACAATGTTGGGTGATGTTGTCGCTGAAAAGAAGACCTTATCTATTAATTGGGGAATATTGAAGGAAGATGAGATGGCACTTATTAAGAACAAACTCATCGCCGGATTCTTTCCAATAACATTCCATGACGATGGACAGGATATAACAATAACAAGCTATAGAGGTACATTGAGTAAAGAGGTGCTGGGTGATATAGGGGACGGTAACTATTACTACAGAAGTGCCAGTGTATCTATAATACAGCAGTAAGGAGTAGAACATGAAAAAAACAATGACTATTAAACAGATTGATAATAGTGCAACAATGCTTAAGAATTTACAGGGTTTAAGAAAGCATTGGCCTGTAAAAGTAAACTATGCGATTGCAAAGAACCTTAAGACATTGTTAGGAGAAGTAGATATTTTTGTTACACAGAGAACTGAAGTAATACAGAACAATGTGCTTAAAGATGAAAATGGGAATGCTGTCATGGATGGAGATTCTTACCAGTTCCCGGAAGGTAAAGAGCAGGAAGTTGTAAAAGAGATTGATGAGATGTACAACATGGAAACGGATGTTGATGTACATATGATTAAGATGGAAGACATATCTGTATGTGATTCTGACAGCAGATACGATGGAACTACATTAGAGGATATTGCAGCCATTGAATTTATGATCGAGGATTAAGCCTATGTATAATAATGTATCAGAGCAATTTGCGACAACGATTAGATCACCATCGCGAACATTTAACTTACGATTAAAGATAAATGGTAAGTGGATTGACGCTGGCTTTAAAAAGATGGGCTATGAGACCGCTTCCACATCTGATGAGGGTATACAGATAGGTTCGGCTGTTGCAGCTAAGATAGAACTGACAGTAAAAAGAATAAATGAGTTGTTTGAAAACACAGAGATTCCTATAGATATAGGATTAAAACTGCCAAGTGGGAAGTATGAATATATTCCACTTGGCTTTTTTACTGCAGAACATCCAACACTTGACCAGGCAACCACAACATTTACGGCTTACGACAGAATGATGAAGACCACAGGTGTATATGTATCTGAATTGACATATCCTGCAAGTGCAGAATCTGTTTTAAAAGAGATAAGTACTGGATGTGGCGTTCCATGTAATGTATCTGGCTTGAATGGAATAACTATTGATACTGCACCGGTAGGATATACCTATCGTGAGGTTATCGGATATATCGCTTCTTTAGCTGGAGGTTTTGCCTGCGTAGACAGAACTGGAACAATTGTTATTAAGTGGTATGAGGATAATGACTATACGATAAATGAATCCCGAATAATGACATTTGAAAAGAATGAGAGTGATTACCATTTAGATTATCTCACATGTAATGTTGACAGTAATACTTCTTTTACAGCAGGAAGTGGAACTTTGGGAATAATATTTGATAATCCGCTTATGACAGAAGAAAAGCTTAACTCTGTATACAAGAAAGTAAGAGGATTTACATATAGAGGTGCAAGCTTAAAGACGCTTGGAGACATCCGACTGGATCCGTGGGATATTGTAACTGTTGAAGAATCAGGGGAGACTTATAAGGTTCCGGTTATGAATATAACTCAGGAATATGATGGCGGTCTTGCTATGACTATTACAGCTTATGGCAAAACAGAAACTGAAACAGAGACAGATTATAAAGGACCATCTACTAAGCTTGCAGAACGAACATATGCGGAAATGATGCTTACTAAGGAACTGGTTGCTAAAAAGGTAGATGCAGAATGGGTTAAGGCTAATACTGTACAGGCAGAAACGGTAGTAGCTATAAATAATGAACTAGAGAATATCCGGAATAATTATCTGAAATCTAATATTGCGGAGATTAAATATGCAACGATAGAAAGTCTAAAAGGTGTTTCCGGAGAATTTGAACAGTTCAAGACGAATGATTTTACTGCGATAACAGGAAAGGTTAATGACCTTACTGTTGGAGTAGAAAAAGTAAATACGCTGATGTTTGGCTCTGCCACAGGCGAAAGCATTACTACAGATTTTGCCAATAGTGTTATTAGCATGATAGGTACAGCGCAGATCAAGGACTCTATGATAGATTCTTTAGATGCAAAGAAAATAAAGGCCCTGGACATTGATACCACAGATGTTGCAGTACATAGCAAAGACGGTTTGAGTAGATGGTCTGATAATACGATACAGATAAGTGATTCTAAGCGTGTTCGCGTTCAGATAGGTAAAGATACATCTGGAGACTATAACATGTATGTGTGGGATGTAAAGGGCAACCTGATGTTTGACGCGCTAGGTCTTACAGAACAGGGAGTTCAACGTGAGATTATCCGTAATGACATGGTAAAAGAGGATGCTAACATATCTGCCGGGAAACTGGATATAGAAAGCCTTTTTAATGTTATTAACAATGATGGCACACATACGCTTAAGAGCAACAAGATATATCTGGATGATGCAGCACAGACACTTAATGTTCTTCTGCAGGATATAAAAACCGGTTCTGGAAAGGATTATTCCGAATGGGGGAGCTTATTAAAGCAGTCTGATGATTTTATAACACAGAAGCTTTGGTGGAATGAAAACATAGACGGAACCAGCGTTAAGGAAAAGTTTTCTAATGTAAACCAGACATTGCAGGAATACAGTGTAAGTTTGTCTAATCTGGCAAAGTACGATGATGAGATATATCTTATATCTTATGTGCCAACGAAGGATAATTATCCGGCTTGGGATTGGTGTGTTCCTGTGTATCCGGCTGATACACAGTTTCCACGCGAAGAAACATGGCAGTATAACGATACTGAGTGGGATAAGTATATTGGAAAGATTGCTTACTGGGAAAACGAAGGAAGAGCATGGCGGTTTATTCGTAATGAGGATGGAAGCCATGGTTGGAAAGAGATACCTAATTCGGAAACAGCTTATATGCTAAGACAAAATTCTGCATTAAGAATCAATATTGATAGCATAAGTAGCAGTTTGTCATTAACTCAGCAGGATTTAAAGGGCAATTATAGTACAACAACGCAGATGAATAACGCTATAACACAAGCAATAACTAAGGAAAGTAATAGTATTAAGCTAGAAGTATCTGGCACCTATGCAACTAAAAATGATATTAATAATCTGCAAATTGGTGGAGTCAATAGATTCATAAAGAGCACTGTAACTCCTAATAAGTATATAACAGCCACTGGCATAATAACAGATGGCGGTAACTATTGGGATTTGACGGACTACATAGATGTGTCTAAGTGGAAAAACTATGTAGCGAGTGGATGGACCAATCTGGGTAATGCACCGGCTACTTGTTTTTATGACAGCAATAAAAAGTTTATCAGCGGAGTAGCAGATAAATCTACTGGAGTAAGAGGTTCTCTGCCAGTTCCTTCTAATGCTGTATATATGCGTTTTAGCTTTGCACATGTAGATACAAACAAGCTAAAAATAGAAAAGGGTACAAAAGCTACAGATTATTCTCCAGCACCAGAAGATATTGATGTTAAGTTTAACAATTATGCTACAACAGCAAGCCTTGAAGCATACATTAAGAAAGACCCAACGACAGGGGAACTTAAATCTGCAATTGAAGCTATTGCAGATGATATAACACTTAATGCAAGTGGAACAATTAATATTAGTGGTAATAAGTCTGTTAATATCAATGGTAATCTGTTCACGCTTACATCTACTAATACTACTATTTCAGCAGATGGTTCGATAGACTGTAAGAAGCTAAAAGCTGTTAATGCTGATTTAGAAGGCACATTTAAAAATGTAAATGTAACTGAAGAAGGTATTACAATGACCACTACTCTTATTGGTGGTGAATACCTTATGAAAAGTAGCACTGGCGCCTATCTGAAAATACAAGGACATTTTATAAATCTGTCAAACGAAGACGGAACAAGAAATGCTGTAAGCATTCGCCGTGATGGAATATATGTTGATGATTATTATTATATCAGAAGCGGTGATGCATATTATAACTTAATGGATTGGATACGACATAGTGAGACAGCTGGTACGGTAGATATAAGTGGAAATAACTGTTATATAGAGGGTTATTACTATATAAGGCACCATGGTGAATGGTGGAAATTAGAAGACTATGTCAAAGACATAGCAAATAATTAATATAAATCCGCACAGCGGTAGAAAGGAAAACAATATGTTAAATACAACAAAGAATACATCAATGAATGGAAATAGTTCTATAGAGGAAAAGGCTGTAGTTACATTTTCAGCCAGCATACCTTCCGCAGGTGAGATAACTATTAATAAGAGAATTGCAGACAGAAGAGCATATATTGAGAATCAAGAAGAATGCGATACAGATTTTGCTAATTTTGAAGCAGAGGTGATGGCAGCACTTAAGGAGATGTAATTATGAGCTTAACAGGATTTATTTCTTACAAAAGAGTAGGTTGGACGGGGCAAACACCGTGGAACCCAACCAACCTTAACATAATGGATAAGGGAATTAAAGATAACAATGACATGATTGCTAATCTCAGAAGCGAGGTAAGTGCACTAAACAGTAATATTGACGTTAAAAACTGCTTTTGTAAAAATATTGCGAGTGATGGTACTTTTGAGGGATATGGATATAACTACTGTTATTATAACAAATCTACTAAAACAGGGATTTTATACTTTGCTTCCAGAATTGAAACACCAGATTCTACATTAAATAATTTTTCTGGATATTATGATGTCGAATCAGTTTTAGAAAAAATGAGCATTGATTTTAATACAATACTAGAAAGTAATTATATTCCATATGATTCTGCAGGTGTAGTTCGACAAAAGCTGGTTGGATATGGAACGACATTATTATATAGTTCCGCAAACAAACATTATGCTTTTGCAAGATACTACACAAAAGATGGGAAGAAAGGAGCGTGGGCAACTACTGAATTTAAGAAAGACGATTATATTACAGGCTCACTTATATTTAGTTAAGTTTCGAATGCTGCCTTAGTAATTGTACCGTCGTATTTAATATTATTACTGTTTTGTGAACATATAACAATGGAAAAAATGAAATTGCACCAGTAACAGAAAGGATATTGACTTATGGAAAAATTAAAAGTAATTGTAACAGCGGTGTGGAGCATTATATTAAGTGCCCTGGGAATTTTGGCTATTCCAGTATTATTATTGGTAACATGTAATCTAATAGATTATTTCACAGGTATTGCGGCTTCTAAATTTAGAAAGCAGCAGATAGATAGTTATAAAGGAATAAGAGGGATTGCAAAGAAAATATGTATGTGGCTTTTGGTGGGAGTTGGTGTGATAGTAGACCAGCTCCTTTCTTATTCTGCAGGTGTTATTGGAATAACATTGCCATTTACATTTTTAGTGGCTTGTGTTGTGGCAATATGGCTGATCTGTAACGAAATTATAAGTATATTGGAAAACATCAATGATATCGGTGTAGCACTTCCACCATTCTTGCAGCCTATTGTTAAGAATTTAAAGAGTCAGGTAGAACAGAAAACAACAATTGATAATCAGGAGGATAAATAATATGAGTATTAGAGGAGTTGACATTAGCGATAACAACGGAACACTTAACTGGGACATTATCAAGGAGCAAATTGATTTTGCAATTGTTAGAGTAGGATATGGCTCTAATTATGAATCACAGGACGATAAGCAGGCTGTAAGGAATATGCAGGAGCTTGAAAGAATTGGTAAACCATATGCTGTATATCTTTACAGCTATGCACTTAATGAAGAAGAGGCACATAGTGAAGCTGCACACATCTTAAGAATGATTGCCGGCTTTAATCCAGCATTAGGTATTTACCTCGATATGGAAGATGCAGATGGATACAAAGTAAGAAACAACAAAGATCCTCGCACTAATGGAGAAGCATACACTAGATATTGCCAGATCGTTATGGATGATTTAAAGGCGGCTGGCTTTGAGGTTGTAGGCACATATGCTAACCTTGACTGGTTCTCTAATATCTTAGATAGGGAAGCACTTACAGATAAGAAGTGGCTTGCTATCTGGGGACCTGATAATTGCCCGGTAGATTGGGCTGAAATCTGGCAGGATAGTTCAGACGGCTGCATAGATGGTTCGTCTGCAAGAACTGATACAGATGTATATATCAACGAAGAAGCCTTCAACACTTATGCAAAGATTAATGTACCGGAATATGAACCAGAAGACCCTATTCCAGAAAGAGACATAGAAAATGTAGGCACAATGTATCACGAAGGAGATCATGTTTGCTACAACAGAATCTATTATACAGCCGGTGACTGGACTGATGGCGCGGCACCATATTATACAGATGGAGTTATAACACATGTATATAAAGGAACTAGACACCCTTACCTTATCGGTGATGGAACAGGATTTGTAGATGATAATTGTATTACAGGCCATTATGATGATGAACCTAATGAAACACCACCAGAAGAACAGGAAGATGAGACAGAAGATGTAACATATACTACAGTGGAAACTGGGGAAGGTTTCTGGCAGGTTGCAGAAAGAGCATTGGGAGACGGTACGAGATATATTGAATTAGCAGAGTTTAACGATATGGATATTAGTACACCGCTATATGCTGGTATGGAACTTAAACTCCCTAATTAATTTTATAATCAAGGCTGAAAAGGGGCATATTGCAAAAGCGATATGTCCCTTTTTTTATTGTCCAAAAATATTTATAAAAACTATTGACACAGTAGGCGATAACGACTATTATATAAATACGGATAGGCGATAACGACTATAAGAAAAAGGGTATATATGTTGTAAGAGAAAAAATACGGAATAATAAAAATGATGTATTATAAAGGAGAATGAGATTATGACAAATATGGAAATTGTAAAAAAGATGGCAAAGTTAAACATATTATGTGCAAGGTACAGCGAAAGACATAACATAATAAAGTGTAAAACATGGAGAGATATAGACAGACTTATTACGGGCAATAAAATGACAATTAAGTATAAAGATGCTGCAGATGTTTTGTGTACTAATATATCTAAGATGTGCGGTGCAAATGAATACTTGGTTAAAAGCGCTTTAGAATTAAAGGTGGAAATATATAACAGTGACATTAAAGATTTGAGATTCGGTCTTGAGCCACAGAGAAAGTTCTCAGATGAAGAAAATAAATTGGATCAGGAGTTAATTAAGCAGAAATTCTTTTATAACTCAGAAATGTTAGAGATAAAAGAAGCAGTAGAAATTCTCGATGGAACTGTAACAGAAAGTGCTATTAAGCAAGCATGCCAGCAGGAACGTTTACTTAATACACAGAAGATAGGTAAAACGTGGCTTGTAAATGGACCTGAATGTAGAGCGTACTGGAACATCCCAGATCCATACATAAATGAATCCAAGGTGAATAGAGAATATTAA